CTTGTTGCTTGTAGCTTCCCAGCTTGTTGCTTGTTGCTTATTTTAATAAAAAAAATACAGTTTAGAATCATTCTAAACTGGCCTGGTTTAGTGTTTACCATAGCTCACGTTTTTGACGTCTTTATTCCAACAAGCTCGACAGTCGAGACACTTGCCACCCTGAGAAGGTGCCAGGCAGCTGGCGCTTCCATCAGTCACCACTGTGGAGCTGTGGGTCCAGGCGTTGCCAGCGGTCCCGTCAACCTTCGCAGCGGATAGTCTTATAATTAAATTTTTTGGAACTTGTTCAGGATCTGGCAAGTATTGCCGCTCTTGAGTCGGCAGCCAGTGCTGTGTGTCTGGCGTCAACTTACATACTTCTATAATTTTTTGCATGTGCTCTGAGCTCTGGACGTCTCCGGCGTCATGCCACCTGAACCACTTTTGGCGCTTGATCTGTGCAGCCATAGCTTCAACCCATAATGGGTTTTTAATAGAATCCAGGCGCCTGTACTGTGCAGCTTTAATTGCTGGGTATCTTGTATAATTACCCTTTAAAGCATAACAGCCAAAGCAGGGAGAGCCTGGAACCTTCCTGAGCTTGCTTCCTGTTTGGCAAGCCCACGCTGGCAGGCTATAACTGAGTCCAGGCATTTTTGACGTACGGGTCAACGACTCAGTTATTTTTTTTGCGTCTTTTACTTTCATATATTCAACCTTTCTTTTACTGTCTTATAAAGTCTTATAATTAAATTGTCAAGTAGCCCCAGCAGCTGCTTGTGGCTTGTTGCTTCCTGGTTTGTTGCTTGTTGCTTGTAGCTTATTTTTTTTCTTAATTTTAAGCACAACCTACAGTAGCATTCCGGGTGGTACTGATAATAAGGCGCCAGCGAGCTGCTGGCGCCTTGCTTGTTAATTTTATTAGAACCCATTGCGAGCTTCTAGGGCTTGTAACATTGCATCCTGATCAACAGCGGATGGCTGCCCCGTCACGTTGTGCCAGGTTCCATCTCTATTAACTTTTAAGATGTCAGTAGCGTAGACGCTGCCGGCTTCAGAGAACATGCCTATTTCTTCTCCATTAGACCAAATCAAAATAGTCTTTTTTAGGCCTTTCCCCTGTTTGGGACTTTCCAACAGTTTACCACTGATGGGCGTCCCGAGCTGCTTGCTAAGGATCTTATCCCCTTTTTTTAGATCTTTATATTCCATGTTATATCCTTTCGTTAATAAATAAATCTTATAATATCCTATAATAATTGTCAAGCGTAACAGGTGATTGCTGCTGCGCTGCCTGGTGCTTGTTGCTTTTTATAATAAAAAAAAATAAAGAGACAGCGAGCTGCTGGCTGCTTGCTTGTTGCTTGTTGCTTGTTGCTTTTTATAATAAAAAAAATAATTACTAGGGAAGCCAGGCCGCTTACTGACTAATTTTTTTAAAGGCCAAAAATAATTACTAGGCAACCGGGATCCCTTACTAACTAATTTTTTTTCTTTATTCGTGAGTTCAGTAGAGCTTGGTGAGCTGTTGGTAGTAATTATTTTTGCTTGTTGCTTGAGGCTTATATAATACATAAAAAAAATACAATTCCAGGTTGTGTGATATTTTTGCAACACTAGAGCTTTTGGTTAGGCTAGTTGATAAGACTAGCCTAAAAACGAAAGCACCGAGAGTAATCTCGGAAAGTCCTATATAATAAGATTGACTATAATTACAAGAGGCATTATAAATCTAATTTCAACGAAAGGAAATAAATATGAGTAGAATAAGACTAAATAATGAAAAACGAGATAAACTTTTTAAAGTTGCTCGTAATTTCAGAATGAATGATACTACTGATGTTAAACTTGAAAAAATGCGACAAGCCAAAGAGGATTGTGATAATGACTTGCCAAAGTTTTTTGAGATTGCAAAAGGTATTGTTCAAAGGGCATATCCAATAGAGCATTGTGATACATTAAAATATTTCAAAAATCTCTATGGAAGTCCTTGTGATGTAGTTGCAAAAGATAGTTGTTTTTACTTTGCATATACTGACAAAGATCAAGTTGATGACAATGGGCAACCTATTAAAAATCAAAAGCATTTTGATTTTAAATTAAATGGTAGTCTAAATGGTAGTGAGTATAATCGTGATAATGATTTTGCTTATGCCTATTATCGTGATGAGTTGATTGCGAATGATTGTAATGCTGATATTCAGATAGAACAAGCTGACAATCAGAATAACCCACACTTAACAAAGCACGTAGACAAGTGTGATAAGTTTTTGGGTTTTTCAAATAGTAGTGATGATAACGTTTCACTTGCTAGAGATTGGCAAGAAAAATATCAAGTTGATGTTATTGGAACTTCCTATTGTCGTTCACGTTCAATCGCTTGTACTTATGACGAATTTCAATCTATGGAAAAAATGCTAGTTTGTAAATCAAATCTAGTTGAAACACATAGACAATTTGTCAAAGGTGTAATTGCAGATATGAATGATGTCAAAGGTGTCTTAAAAGAAATGAAATATTTGGAGGGTGGAGTAGAATTTGTAAATGAATTTGCACAATCAAATATTTGTGATGAGGCACAAATTATCAGAAGTGAGGGTATGGGATTAACTATTTATAATCCACAAAATGCACTTGAAAGGATAATGGCAAGAAGAAAGGCACAACCTACACGTGAGGAAAAAATAGCAATAGCCTTAAAAATGCAACAAGATAATGCATTAAATTAAGTATATTGACAAATCTGGGATATTTCAATAATATCCCAGATAACGAAAGGATAAAAAATGGATAAACTAAAACACGACACATTAAAAGTAGGCGATACTTTTAAAATCTCATACACTCCAAGAACTCACAATTCAGAAATTATTGATGTAGTTGATGAGTTTGAGTTGCAACCAATTTTTAGGAATGCGACTTGGAATGATGATTGCAAAATAGGAAAGCACAAAACAAAAGGACATAATTACATTCATTATTTTGATGTAATGCAGGAGGGGATAAGATGTGCCTCTACTGAATATGGTAGAGCATTTATAACTTTAAATGGCAAAAGTTATATTTTAAATAAACACGATAACTTGGAGGATAATCAAGATGACAATTAAAGACTTTATGCTATCAAAAGAACATATAGGACAAAATGTTTATGAGATAGAAGAAGAACGAGTAATAGTTATTAAAACTCACGTTATCGCAAAAGATGATGATGAGGCTTTTAACAAGTATCTTAATTGTGATGATAAAGTTATTTGTGAAAATCATCAATGTAAAGATAATGGAGATGATGTTGTACTTGATTGGGCAAAAGACTATGGCGAATACAAAGGCACTAAAAAAATCGGTACAATTAAAAAAACTGATGACCCCGAAGAATTTGAAATGGAGGTGGTTTATGGATAATCATTCAGATCAAATTGCTCAATATGCAAAGTTGGAAACTTTGTATAAGACAATTATCTATCTTCAAAAAGAAATAGATAAGGAACAAAAGATACTACAAAAATTACAAGAGGCTGATAAGCCTCTTGTACTAACAAAAGAAATGGAGGTGTAATATGATTGATTGGAATATAGTTTTATATATTGGAATGATCTTAATTGTTTTTGGTTTCGGTTTGTTTTTATATGCTGAAATGAAAGAACGTGAGAAAGATCGTAAAATGGCTGAAAACCAAAGATTTATTGACGCCATTTTAAGAACTCAACAATTACAGAATATAAGAAAGGATATTAGGAAATGACACTACAAAAAATAGATATGAGTACAATTACAAAGGCTGTTAAAAATTGTACTACACCGACACAAAAAACCATTATAGAAAAAATAGATATTTCTTCTAAATGGGAAACTCAATTACCTTTGTATTTAGATTTATATTCTAAATTAAGTGTTGAGGGTAAAAAAGAAATGCAACGACAATTAACTTTATTAGGTAGATTGATTGATGTTGCACAACAAAAAAGAAAGGATATTAGGAAATGAAAAACTATTGCCAAAATCCTTTGTGTTATTTGTACGATACAAAGGATAGGATAAGAGGGGTTAAGGGTAATAAGGTCTATCAGAATAGGGTAGTTAATAATAACTATTACTATGGGTGTTGCACTCAATCTTGTCTTAATGATTATCTCTCTATTTATTTAGATAGGTTTATTAATTATATTGGCAAGTTAACTGATACACCACAACGACCACAACACACACAATTTAGTTGGGATATAATAAGACAAGAACGAGATAGATTAAAAAATAGTCAATAGCTCTAAAGCTCTAAAGCTCTACTACCTGGAGTTGTATCTCTTTTTAATGCCAAGAGGCTTGTCGCCTCTTGGCATTTTTTTTTACGTGGTACCTCAATAGAGGTACCACGTTTGTTTCCAAAAAAGTAAAGTACGAAGTACCTTATTCCCTTTTTATTAGATAGGGATCCTAATGTTGAGTATAATTATGTTGATTTAGACATTCAATGTCGGTAAAAACGTTTTGGAGTCCCATAAGGATACTTATGCAAATTGATATTAAAAAAATTTTAAAAAAAGATATAGATAACTTACCCCCTGAAACCCGAAGAGAATTAAAAAAATATTTAATACAAAAAGATATTAAACAAAAACATTCTTTAATTAAGAGTGATTTTATGCATTTTGTAAAACACATGTGGCCTGATTTTATAGAGGGGTCCCATCATAAAATTATTGCAGAAAAATTTAATAATTTAAAATCTGGAAAGACTAAGAGACTTATTGTGAATATGCCACCCCGTCATACAAAATCTGAATTTGCATCTTTTTTACTACCTGCTTGGATGATTGGTAACAGACCAAAATTAAAAATAATTCAAGCAACTCACACAGCGGAACTTGCTGTGAGGTTTGGTCGTAAAGCAAAACACTTAATGGATAGTGATGAGTATAAAGAAGTTTTTCCAACTAGACTACAAGAAGATTCCAAAGCAGCTGGTCGCTGGGAAACAGCACAAGGCGGAGAATATTTTGCAGTTGGTGTTGAAGGTGCGGTTACTGGTCGTGGTGCAGATTTACTTATCATTGATGACCCACACTCGGAACAAGATGCTATGAATGCTAAATCTTTAGAGCGTGCTTACGAATGGTATACGTCTGGTCCCAGACAACGTTTGCAACCTGGCGGAATGATTGTACTTGTTATGACAAGATGGAATACAAAAGATCTAACAGGAATGTTACAAGCTGCACAAAAAGAACCTAAAGCAGATCAATGGGAAGTTGTAGAATTTCCAGCAATACTTCCAAGTGGTCAACCTGTGTGGCCAGAGTATTGGGAGGTTGAACAATTATTAGGTGTTAAAGCTTCTGTTGCATTACCTAAATGGAATGCTCAGTATATGCAAAACCCAACTTCAGAAGAAGGGGCTTTGATTAAAAGAGATTGGTGGAAAGTATGGCCAGAAGATCGAGGCATACCTCATTGTGATCATGTCATACAATCTTATGATACTGCATATTTAAAAAAAGAATCTGCTGACTTTAGTGCGATAACGACATGGGGAATTTTTAGAGAAAACGAAGACTCACCACATCAAATGATTTTATTAGATGCTGTCAAAGAAAGATTTGAGTTTCCAGAACTTAGACGTGAGGCATTAAAATTATATAAATACTGGGAACCTGAAACTGTACTAATTGAAGCAAAGGCTGCTGGATTACCATTAACATATGAGTTAAGAAATATGGGTATACCTGTAGTTAATTTTACTCCGTCTCGTGGAAACGACAAACATGCTAGAGTCAACGCTGTTGCCCCTCTCTTTGAAAGTGGTCAAATTTGGGCACCTACTCATTTACAATTTGCTCAAGAAGTTATAGAAGAATGTGCATCGTTTCCCTATGGAGATAATGACGACTTAGTCGATAGCACTACTCAAGCTGTGCTAAGATTTAGACAAGGCGGATTTTTAAATCACCCAGAAGATTACAAAGATCCTATAAAACAAATAACTGTAAAAGAATATTACTAATGAAAAATCCAACACTAGTAAAAAATATGAAACATGTAAAATGGAAAGCAATCCCGCCATTGAAGGGGCCAGACCCTAGAGGCTTGATTAAAGAACCAAAACAAGATAAACAAGAAAGATTGGAGAAAATAAATGGCAGACGTAGATAAAAGCTTACCGAATGTAAGACAAAACATAACTATTCCTTCTGAACAGGAACAAATGGAAGTACAAGCAGAAATTCAAGAGTCTGTACCCAATCCTAACAACACAGAAATTACTGAAAACGAAGATGGGTCAGTAGATATTAACTTTGAACCAGGTGTAGAAGCTCCAGAAGCTGGCGACCAGCACTATGCAAACTTAGCCGCCTTGTTGCCTGATTCTATTCTCGAGCCTCTAGGATCTGAGTTATATCAAAATTATACTGACTACAAAGAATCAAGAAGAGAATGGGAAAGATCATATGCAAAAGGGTTAGATCTTTTAGGTTTTCAGTTTGAACAACGTACACAACCATTCCAAGGAGCAAGTGGTGCAACGCATCCAGTTTTAGCAGAAGCTGTTACACAGTTTCAAGCACAAGCATACAAAGAATTATTACCAGCTGATGGTCCGATTAGAACTCAGATACTTGGAGTCTCTACACCAGAAAAAGAAAATCAAGCGACAAGGGTCTCTAACTTTATGAATTACGAAATTATGAATGTAATGAAAGAGTATGAACCAGAATTTGATCAGATGTTATTTTATTTACCATTAGCAGGTTCAACATTTAAAAAAGTTTATTATGACGATTTACTGGGACGAGCTGTATCAAAGTTTGTTCCTGCAGATGACTTAGTCGTTCCGTATTCTGCTACCTCATTAGAAGATGCGGAAGCGATTTGTCATGTATTAAAAATTTCAGAAAATGATTTGCGTAAACAAATGGTTAATGGATTTTATAGAGATATAGAATTAGTTACACCTTACGCAGAAGAATCTGAAGTTAAGAAAAAAGAACGAGAACTAGAAGGCACAACAATGAATGGCTATCAAAAAAATGATAGGATGTATACATTGATTGAATGCCATGTCGATCTAGATCTTGAAGGCTTTGAAGACAGAGGACAGGATGGAATGCCAACAGGTATTAAACTTCCTTACATCGTAACAGTCGATAATGGTACAAGAAAAGTTTTATCTATTAGACGAAACTATAGAGTAGATGATCCAAGAAAAAATAAAACTCAATACTTTGTGCATTTTAAATTTTTGCCAGGTTTAGGTTTTTATGGTTTTGGATTAATCCATATGATCGGTGGTCTAACAAGAGCAGCCACATCTGCTCTTAGACAATTGATTGATGCTGGTACACTCTCCAATTTACCAGCAGGATTTAAACAAAGAGGTATTCGTGTAAACAACGATGCCCAATCACTTCAACCTGGTGAGTTTCGAGATGTCGATGCACCAGGTGGAAACATTAAAGACGCTTTTATGATGCTGCCTTACAAAGAACCTTCAGCAACTTTATTACAGTTGATGGGTATTTGTGTTTCAGCAGGACAGAGATTCGCATCAATTGCTGACATGCAAGTTGGTGATGGGAACCAACAGGCTGCTGTTGGGACAACTGTAGCTCTTTTAGAACGTGGTTCAAGAGTCATGTCAGCGATACACAAAAGATTGTATGCTAGTATGAAAACAGAGTTTACTCTTTTGTCGAATGTTTTTGCAACTTACCTACCTCCAGTTTATCCATACGATGTTGTTGGTGGCAATAATCAAGTTAAACAAGCAGATTTTGATGAACGAATTGATATTTTACCTGTTGCAGACCCAAATATATTTTCTTCAACGCAAAGAGTATCCATTGCACAAACAGAATTACAACTTGCACAGTCAAATCCACAGATTCACAATCTTTATGAAGCGTATAGAGACATGTATGTAGCGATTGGTGTTAAAAATATAGATCAAATCTTACCACCACCTCCAAAACCTGCTCCAAAAAACCCTGCACTAGAGCATATTGATGCTTTAGGTGGCAAACCTTTCCAAGCTTTTACTGGTCAAGACCATCAAGCGCACATTTCTGCGCATTTAGCGTTTATGGGAACGCCAATGGCACAAAATAATCCGGTAATTATGGCTGCTTTGGAAAAAAACATTTTTGAACACATAAATTTAATGTCAGATGAGCAAGTTCAACTAGAATTTAGAGATAAAATTGCTAGATTACAAGAATTACAAATGCAAATGCAACAAAACCCACAAATGCAAATGGAATTAGAACAAAATCCACAATTACAACAACAAATGCAACAAGAACAACAAGAATTAGAGTTAGAAATTGAATCTCGTAAGGCTGTTTTGATTGCAGAAATGACAGAAGATTTTGTTAAAGAACAAAAACAAGTAATGGGTGTTTTAGGAAATGATCCACTAGTTAAATTACGAGCAAGAGAGCTTGATCTTAAAGCACAAGACAATATGAGAAAACAAAAAGAAGATGAAAACAGAATCAACCTAGATAAGATGAAAGTTCTTATGAACCAAAATCTTCAGGAAGATAAAATGGAACAGCAAGAAGATCTTGCTGTTTTAAGAGCAGCGACTTCTATTGAAAAACAGAAAATGTCCAATAGAGCTAAAATAAAAAACGATAAAATGAAACAACAAGATGTAAGAATCTTGAAAGGACCAAGGAGATAAATATGGCAAAACAACGTGGCTTATATGATAACATTCACGCTAAGCGTAAAAGAATTGCCGCAGGCAGTGGAGAAAAAATGAGAAGACCTGGAGCTAAAGGTGCACCAACAAAAAAAGCATTTGTTCAAAGTGCTAAAACGGCTAAGAAGGCATAATGATAACTACTCGTGGAATGGGTGCTGTTAGACAGCAGTTTAAAAAAGGAGGCTCACCAGCTTGGACTAGAAAAGAAGGTAAGTCAGAATCTGGAGGACTGAATCAAAAGGGACGAGATAGCTACAACAAAGCTAATCCAGGATCAAATCTAAAAGCTCCCCAACCCGAGGGTGGATCAAGAAAAAAATCTTTTTGCGCAAGAATGCGTGGAATGAAGAAAAAATTAACATCTAAAAAAACAGCTAACGATCCAGATTCAAGAATAAATAAAGCACTTAGAAAGTGGAAGTGCTAATGCCATTCAAATCAGAAAAACAAAGAAGATATTTATTTGCTAACGAACCCGAGGTAGCAAAAAAATTTGCTCAAGATTATAACATGGGTGGCGTTGCTTCTATGTTTAGAAAAAGATTAGCAGAAGGCGATGATCCTTTTTACGAAGCTTGGAAAAAAGTTTACGAACAAAATCCTGACGCAGCAGCAATGAATGAAAATCATGATGAGTATTTAGAAAAATACAAATTAGAAATGTCAATGCAAACTAGCGATGCACCAATAGAAGAAATTGAAGAGACTACAGAAGTTGTAGAAGAAACAAAAGATCCATTATTAAATTTATTTCAACCAACTGATTCTTTAAATACTGAACAAGCAATCACAACTTTGTTTACTCCAGAAAGACCAGAAGGAATTATGGCAGCTAAAGGTGGAAGAGTTGCTTTAAAAGGAGGAGGTATGGATGCTGGA